AATACCTGTTCATCACGTACCTAGCGATTTAAAAAACATATCATTAGACAGTTTTGAGTTAACTCTAAGACTTTATGAGTCTAGCGAAAGAGAAAGATCTATAATTTTACAGAAAGGTTCGATTATACACCCTTAACCCAATAAGGAACAGTTTTATATCCTTTGTATTTGCCTGCATTTTTGTTTAAATGGTTGACAAAATTAGCAGGCATTTTTGTTATTTCTGTTTTTTGAAAATTACCTAAATGAGAATAATCTTCTTTTACAGCTCTTTTTAATTCATCCGTAAACATTTCAATTGGTTTTAAGATTGGAATCTGATAACAACGGCATTGCGTATGCCAACCGCTAAATTTAAATGTTTTTGGATATTTTCCTTTTAATGGTTCGCAAATCTTACAATCAAAGAAATTATTAGAGCGTTTAATCTCAATTCCAACAACAAAATCCATGCTGGCCCATCTTGTGTTTTCAGCTTCTTTGTAAAAAGCATTGATTTCTGAACTCGCAAGGCGTAAAGCATTTTTATGTGCTGAACGATAAACTCCTTGGCCTGGATTATATGCTGCAGCATTTTTACTTAAATGTAATATTCCTTTCTCATCACGCACACGACGAAATAAAGCATCTGGATTTTTAAGATACTGTTTTAAATCTCTACTTAATTTCTGAGCAGAATCACCATTTTTAAGAGCTATTTCAAAAGCATCAATAACATTTGTTTCAAATTGCTTAGAATACTTCCAAACTCTATCTGATAGCTTAAATTTATTTAACCTACTCTTTTGTGCTTCGAAATATTGTTCTAAATGAGTATTTCTGAATATTTGCTGAGTAGCTTCTTTAAGATTATCAACCTCAAAAAAAGTATTTACGAATTTAGTTGCTGTTGACTGAGCAAGCAACCATTGTTCCTTGGTTGCAACATTTATTCGCTTTTCAAGATCAATAGACAGCTTTTTTGTTAGGTTTTCGAACTCTTTTTTTAATTGAGGTGTCAAATCATCAAGATTAGCATTAAATCCGTATAATCGTATTATTTCGGACAAATACTTTTCAAATAAAATTTCAACTCGTCTTAATTGCTTTGCTGAGCTTGCTCGTGCTTGAAGTTCATTTTCAATTATAAATTGTTCGATTGTCATAGGTTAAATAAATACATAATCTCCATTATTAACATCTAAAAACAAGTATAGTCCGTAAACTTCATAGTAGATATCATTTACACTACGTAACGACGTTTCTATTACATTTTTCTTTGTGGAATCATATAAATATAACATTCCGTTTTTATCTATTTTTCCACCTACCATATGATTTAATCCATTTTCTGAAAACCTAACAGCTAATAAGATAGGTAAGAAATTTACATCTTCACCGATTGGAATATAATCTGTAGCATCTTTTGGCAATTTACCTCCTTTGTGATTGTAATACAAAACATCAATTCCAATTTCTTGACCATCTTCAATTAACCATTGAGAAAGTGTTGAAATTCGATTACCGCCTTTACTCTTTCTTAATCTATCTTCTGTTGTGTAATTAGCAAGATTTAAAGCATTTGCAACTGCATACATTCCACACCCATAAGGTGTTGTTTGAGTATTTGGAGTTGCTATATCTAATATTCTCATAATTTTCTTATTTGATGGTTATTTTATCTAATGTTGGTACCTCTAATCCTAACTCGTGACATTTATTTCTAATAAGCATCCAGGCACTTGTTTTGCTATTTGATACAGCTTCAAATCCATGTATAGAGTCTTTGTATATTCTTTGTTTCATATTCTAATTATGGCGAATTCGCCTTATTTAAAACCTACCATCGGAAAAACCGATAGCAGGTTGATTGTTATTTCCTTTTTCTTAATATTTTCTTTAAATATTCTATTTCTTCATTTAATGAAAACTTTTCTTTTTCATGTTCCTCTAATATTTTATTTAATTCAGAAGTGTAATAAACTCCCCAAATAAAAGAAGTTAACAACACGCTTATGAAAAATACTTTAGTTTCACTATTCATAACGCATTTAATAAATAGTTCTTACGCTTGACAATTCCAAAGGATTAAATATCATTGTTTCTGAGTTTAAAGAAACTATATACTCAATTCCTAAATTGGTAATTCTATAACCTAGCACTAAACCAGGGTTTTGCTCCATATCTGTTTTGCAATAAACAGTATCGTTTATCTTGTATTCTACATCAATTGAAAATTTCATAATCCTATTTCTCTTCCAATAAATACTTAAACAAATCTCTATTCTCTAATACCCAATTAAGTCCTTTTAATTCTGCATGATATTCTTTTGCTTTTTCAAAGTAAAAATTTCTTTCATTTTCGGTTAAATTATTTTCTAATTTATCATCAATGTCATTCGTGCAACTTTTCAAATAACCTATTCTTTCATCTAATAAGAATTTAGAAATGGTAATTCTTTCTCCTTCGTTTTTGATATTGAATTCATGAATATAAAGACGTAAATCATCATCAGAATTAAAGACTTTTCCCGCAACCTCTTTCATGAATAAATCAATACTGTCGAATTTAGAGAAAGAAACACCCATTTCACTACCTTCGACAATTAAACTAATATTTTTACCTTCTGTTTTGTAACCTATAACTTGTATCATAATCTATAATTTTCTATTCAACTTCCTCAGCAGAAAAATAACTTGCATTAGCAGTCTCTTTTTCTTCTTTTTTAATTTGTTCGTAATCTTCAGTATCCTGCCCTTGCCAATCTTTAACTGATTTTTCGTGAGATTCTAAAGGTTTATTTCCATTTTTAAGAAGAGCAATCTCAACTTGTTCTTTTTCGTTCTCGACCATAAAAGGAACAATCTCTGGTTCGATAATCATGTTATCAATTTCCTTTTTCCAAACAGGATTTAGAGTTGCCAAAATTCTTTTGATGATATTAATCCTACGTTGCAAATACTCATCGTAAATCTCTCTTTTTTCCATTACTTTAAGATGAGCGTCAAGGAATAACATTTTTAATGCTGTACCAGATAAAGCACCAAGAGATTTAACTTCTTCGAATGAAATGTTAGGAGTTTGAGATATTAATTGAATATTCTTTACAATATTTTCAATTTCTAGTTTAATAGACGCTGGAGCGTTATCCCATGATAAATACTTAGCGCTTGATCCGTTTTCTAGTTTTATTCCACCTCCTGGTCCTCTTTCTAAGAAATCAACCAATTCTCCTTCGATTAATAATATAGGATAAGCATTTCGGTCGTTCACTTCTCCGTGGTCTGAGATTAATTGCTCATAACGTTCAATAAGTTTTTGTACGTCATACCATGAAGTGTGTTCTTGTTCAGCGAATGCAATAGGTATTTTCTTTAAAATTTGTTCTTTCGGATAACCTTCTAAAAGTTTCCATTCGGAATTATCTTGTTTAAAAATATATGTTTTACTAACTGTATAAACTTCAAAATAATTAACATCTTTTCCGTATTCCTTTTTTGAGTAGTTACGAGAAAAAGCTTTTAAATCGTTGAAATCATCAGTAAAAGTGTATAAATTTTCACCGTTTTTTGGAGTCAACTGCATTACTTTTACATCAATATCAGTATCAAAACCGTATGAAGAATGTTCTTCTTCTTTGGTTTTCATGTACCAAATTTCTCCGCCCTCTGTGTAAGAACCTACAGATTCAGCAATTTTACGATTGAAAGAAGATTCTTTGTTGTCATGTAAAATTCTTTCAATTGCTTTTAAGATGTTCTTTTGCGTTTCATTACCTTGATCAATATTAGCTCTGAGTAACGGTGTATTACCGAAAATCATTGCTTTTTCTTTCTTGACAATCCATTTTTGAAGAGCAAGAGCAATTGAAACAAGTTCTTTATCTTTTGCTTTTTCTCCTCTTTTCTTATTGCGTTTATCTCTTAAGAAAGGGTTCATGATGTCATGTTTATTCGGATCAAGCTGTTTTTTTGCTTCTGCAATAATTTTTGTCTTGTCCTTTCCTTGTTTAAGAGCGTCGATAAGTTTATTTATTCCATCAGTTTCGGGTATTCCTATTAATTCATATAATTCGTCCAATTTATTTGTTAAAAATTTAATCTTGATAATATGTCGTCTGTAGTCTTTGTATTTCTACTCACTACTTTATGTGGTAATACTTCTATTCCTATATATCTTAAAGCGTCCATTGCATGATTATAATCGTCAATAGGCTTGTTTAATTTCTTTCCATTTTTGTCAACATCCCAACAGTATTTTCTTAATTCTTCGATTATATTAGTTGAGCGTTCTGTTACATTGAAATGATGTTGTTGTAAAACATCTATTCCAAATAAAATAGATCCTTTTGGTTTGTAAGCTTCTTTAATATAAAACCCAAATGAATTAATTTCATCAATTGACTTAGGTTCTGCACAATCTGCAAACATTCTATCGTTCCTAGTAAAGTTACTTTTAATTAATTTTCTAGCTATTTGACCGTTATTCATTCCTGTTTTGTATTCAACTTCATCAATGTAATATTCATTATTATATTGATAAATAGCGACAATAGCAGTTGGGTGATTCGTGTATCCAAAGTCAATACCTAAACCTAACAACTTAGCTCCGTTTGGAATGTTTTTAACTTTAGACCAATTGCTGAAAACTACACCTTCTAAAGCCCCTAATAAACCAAGTCCGTAAACCTTCCACCAATTTGACCAATAAGCACTTTTAATATTATCTTCTTTGAATAATTCATTAATTGGTAACAACGGGCTGTAAAATGCTTTTGTTCTCGCTTTTTCTAATTCATTGACAATTGATTCTGGTAACGCTTCGTTATCTTTGTAAGTAAGCGTCAGCCATTCAACATCGTCGTTATCTTTTTCGCTTAATTCTTCATGTGCCCAAAATTCATTGGATGGGTTAAAATCTATCCAAATTTCATGTGATGTACGAATAGCTAGCTGATGATAAGTATCAAAACGGATGTTATTCGCTTCATTCATGTAAAGAATGTTACGACGTGGACCTCTTACTCTTTCTTCGTTATCTACAGAAAAGAACTCAATGTAACTCCCATTTGCAAAAGTGTAAGTTAATAACGTTCTATTATAATTCTTGTCAATGTAACGACCTGTTGCTTTCATTATCTTAAGAAAGTCTTTTAAAGCTCCTTTTCTTAAATGTGGAACAGATTCAGAAACTACAGAAATCTCTAACATTGGCGACTTTATAGCTGTATCAATCAAAATAGGTAGAATACCAAAAGTTTTTCCTGCAGAACTTCCTCCAGGAATAACACGAATACGTTTTTTAAGTTTTCTTAATTTCTTAATTGATGTCGTGTACCTAAAACCATTGAATTCTACTACAGGTTTAATCATCACCAAATAAAGGTTGTTCTACTTTTATTGTTGTTTCTACTTCTTGCTTTTCTCTCCACTTTGCAGGCTGTCTATTCTTTAACCAAAAGATTGCTGCAGTTGTATCTGGTGGATAATGTTTAACTGTTGGAACAATCAAAGGAACTCCTTGATCATTGAATATTTTATCTTCCTTATGTTCGTAACCTAGAGCACGGTTGTAAAGCTTATTTGCAACATTAGCATCAGCATATTCTTTACCCTTTTTTATGGACTCGGAAAATTCAGTATATTTTTTCTTCCATTCGTAAATAGTATCTTCGTTTACATTGAAAAAATTTGCCAGCTCGACATCTGTTGCACCAAGCAAACAAAGTTTATATACTTGTTCGTTATACTCAACTTTGTAATCGGTTGGACGTCCTACTTTATTCTTCTCAACATCATCAACCAAATCATTAATAGCTTTATCCAAGCCAAGAAAACCCTCAGCTTGACTAAGGGTAATTGATTTTACTTTTAAATCTTTAGGAAGTTTAACCTTTTCTTTTCCAAGAACAACCCAAAGCAAACCCTTAGAATCCTTCTTGATTTTTATATCAGATGACTTCCACTCTTTTACGATATTTGATTTGCTTTGTTTCATTGGTTATAAGTTTATTTCTAATTCTTGATTTTTAAGTGTGTAATATAAATTTTGAAATTCATGTAAATATTTTACTGGAACATTATATGGTCCTAAAGGAGTAATATCTGAAATATGATTATAAAAAAGATTAAAACCTTGAATTCTACCGAATTTTAATCTATGAGCTTCAAGCGGTTCGTTTTGATATAAAATTTCAATTTCACCTCCTAGCTTTATAATTAATTCTTCGGTTAGTGGGACGGGTTTTAAATCCTCGTAAGCTATTAAAGAGTATCTATCATTATACTTTATCCTTGCGACCGTATTTCTAATTTCATATACAATACCCTGCTCAACCGTGTTCCCAATTCTTAATTCTTCTTTTTTCATACTCTCTCAATTACTTGGTTATTTTTTATGATAGTCATAACATCATTATACAGCCTTCTGTACTCAATGTTAAACCTAAACATATCATCATGTTTTTTTTCTGTTTTTTTAATCGCATCAATTGTTCTATTTAGCTTGGCTGCTATTGTAGAATATTCAATTTTATATTTTTTAGCTATGTAGATATAAATAGACCTTACGTTATGAAGATTATTTGTTTTCTCTCTTATGCAGTAATCTGTAGCAGTTAGATTTGTTACAGCTTCTATTGCTCTTTCTATTTCATCAAAAATTAATTGAATTGAAGATTTTGGAGCAGAATTAGCGTATTCAATTTTATACCCCATTTGTTCAGCTCTAAATTTTAATACTATAAAATCATTATCGCTGGTCCATTCTGTAGGTAGAAATAAATACTTTTCATTATCCAATATCGAAATCCTTTTTGGGAGATCGGATATTAGAAAATGTTGAGCATTTTCTGAATTAAATCTATTTACTTCTACTTCTGTCATGTATTAAATTAAAAAAGGCAGTTAAATAGCAGTTTACTACTTGACTGCCTTAATTGTTGGCGCTATGATTATTAAAATTAAATTCTTAATGAAAAAGCCAGCTACTACGCTTCACTGGCTTTCTACCCAAAATATAAAACTTCTTGATGGATAAGTTTTGTCTAAGTGAAAGGATTCGAACCTTTAAGTGATGAACCAACGTAGGGTCTTACATTCATCTTAACTCCCTACACGCTCTGTGGTTGCGTCTACCAATTCCGACACACTTAGAAATTACTATTTTTATTTTCAAATCAGAATAGTAAAACTGATTGCTTAAAAGCCCGCATTAGTTTGTGGAACGGAAAGGGCTCGAACCTTTGACCTTTGGATTTTCAGTCCAACGCTACTACCAACTGAGCTACCATTCCATTAAAAACACACGATAAACTGAATAAAAAGACAAAATATCAATTATGAACCAACATTTTGAGTTAATTAAAATCAACCAATCAGAATTTAACAAAAAAAACTTCAATTTATCTTATGTGTGTTTTTAGAGTATTAATATTAAAAAATGAGTTTATCTTCCGTAAACTAACATAAAAGCGTCTCTTTGCTCCTGGTTAGTTCTTTTACTTATTCCCGTAATGAGTTTAAATTCTTTACTATCTCTTTTCCTAGTGGTTGGTTTAACCTTGAAAAAAGTTAGATTTAAGAATTCACACATTTCAATAAGTTTATATGAAACTTCGTGATTTCTTCCAGTGCGATTTCCAATGTTCGCATTTATAGAAGCAGAGCCTTTTTTAATCTTGTGCCAATTTGATTTATTTAAAAATCCACACTCAATAAAAACTCTTATATCTTCTGTCGGAAAATCATTTTTCAATCTTCTTAATTTCTCAAAAAGTTCAAAGAACGTAAGATTTTGCAATTCGTAATTTTTATTATGAATTAAGGCAAAACCACTTTTGTCAACGTCAGGATCAATTCCGATTAAAATCATATAAAAAACCTCTTAATTTCTTAAGAGGCTAAACCATAAAAATAAACCAAATAACCTCTCCTAGTAATTGTGCTGTAAAGATTAAACTAATACTTTAAATAAACAAACATAAATATTATATATTTTATTAAAAATCAATATTTTATGATACAATTGTACACTTTATTACCCTTTTGTATTTTATTCGATACAACTGTACTTTTTAGTTACTTTTTGGAACAAAAAAACACTCAAGTTTGAGTGAAGTTTAAGGAGTATAGAATTTGATAATTTTTTATAAATTAAGTGTGTTTAATATTGTTCATAGTGATGTAATACACCATTTATAATTCCATATAAATAAGCTGATACAATTTCTTTATTTCCGCTAGCACAAAACATTTGCCTAGCTTCATATTGACCAATACATTCATGATAAATAGCATAAGTAGTTTTTATCTCATTTGTTTTATATTTCCAAAATAAAAATCTCTTATATACATATTCAGTTCTTGCTCTAATTAATAGAGAATTATCATAATTTAAAGCCTCTTTAAATAGTTCTGAAACTTCGTGTTCAACTTCCCATAGTGTATATCTAAGA